TGGAATCGTTGATGATTCGGTCGATGTATTCCTTTTCAGGTTCGTCTGGGCGGCGTGGAAGCGTTAACGCCGCATACAACACTTGCTGTTGCATCCAAGCCAGCAAGGCTGGTTTCGCGGCGATGTTAAGGATTGTAGTGACACTGGGCACCAAGTTCATTGTGCGGGCGTCGCGCAGGGTAGTGTTACGCTGACCCCCCTTCTTGGCCTCTACGGTGTACATAGGCACCCCGTCACGGGTGTACCAGTGATTTGACTCAGATGCTCGTGGTGCTGATGCTTGTAGCATTTTCTTTCTCCAATTTTTTCTTTGCGTGATAAGCCTTCACTGCGGCACCTATTCTTGCTCGGCCTTCTGCGCTCATTGTTGATTGCTTTCGAGGCTTCTTTGGCGGTGTTTTTTCGCCTTCAAGTGCCTTTATTTTTCCAGATAGATAAAGCATTTCTGTACTGAGGTGTTCAATACGGATGCAGAGTCCTTTAAGAGCCTCTTCAATTTGGTTTTTTTCTTTAGTTGAAATAAACATTGCCACTCTCCTTTTTGATTAAAACGGGATGTCGTCGTCCATGTCGTCAAAACCTGAACCTTTGGAGGCACTTGGGGCTTTGGCGGATTGATTGCCTTGACGGGCCTGCCACTCAGGTGACAGTTCAATCTTGGCGCGAAGGTTATCACTGAAGGACTCAAACATATCCATGTCTGGGCTTTCAATGTAGAACGCGGCGCACTTGTTGTGGCCTTCAGGCAGGTTGCCCTTCATGGCCTTGGGCACCGAGTTGATGTTGGCAATGTTGGTGTACTCTTTACCGTTGTTGCCGACCGCCTTGGTGATTGCAATCATGGCCCAAGCGCCAAGCACATTGTCAATTTGGAAACCGCGCAACTCGTCGGCAGTGAACTCACGGCCACGCCAAGTCTGTAGGTCTTTTCTCAGGGTGGCTTTCTCAGCCAGTGACAGCGTGAAGTTCTTGCTTATCGACATTGGCTCGTTCTTGGCCGTGACCAATGGTTTGCCTGCGTCGTCTTCGCCATGCACCTCAAACTGCAACATGACCTTCGGTAGATTTTTGATCTGTCCGAGGTATTCGCTCTTTTGTGTGCCAAGGTCAACGATGCGGTAGCACCGTGCCAAGTACATCCCCGGGGGGACTGGTGTAAAAGTTCCGCCGCCGCCGCTTTCTCTCGCTATTAAAGCCATCATTCGCTCCTAGTTTCAGTTGATTTTGGCCGTCTGGTAACCCCGCATTCAAAGCGGATGGTGTTCCAGTCGTCCTCGGTTGCAACGCCTGTCTCAGCCCGTTCTAGAGCCTCCTCAAGCATCTGTTGCCTCTCCAGCATCGCTTGGTTGTATTCCTCTTCGCTGTGCATACACTCTCCCTTCGCTGTTGATGTGTTGGTATCATACACACATTAACTTATTTTGCAATAGTGCTTGCACAAATGATTTTTTGGTGTATGATCAAGTTTCACTAACACATGGAGTCACAATGACATTAGAAGAATTTTTTGAAGATAAGCCGCGAGGATCGAAGATCACTCTGGCTCGACACTTGGGCGTAACCAAGCAGTGGATGGCGGCAATCATCACAGGGCGCGGGTTGGCAAGTGCAGAGGTCTGCGTTGCCATTGAACGATACACAAAGGGCAAGGTGTTGCGTGCAACATTGCGGCCTGACATCTTTGGAGACATCAAGTGATCTGGTACAAATTCTATCTGGGCGACTACATCACTCACACCAACCACCTATCGGATGCCGAAGACTTGGCATACCGCCGCCTGCTTGATTTGTACTACATCAGCGAGAAGCCAATCCCACTTGAAACCGAATCGGTTGCACGCAAGATTCGCCTTGATTTGGACATAACCGAATCGGTTTTGGGGGAATTTTTTGACAAGGGTGTTGACGGGTATCGCAACAGTCGTTGTGATGCTGAAATTGCGAAATATCAACATCAAGTTGAAAACAATCGACAACTCGGAAAGCGAGGCGGCAGGCCGAAGAAAACCGAATCGATAACCGAAACGAAACCGAAGGTTAACCCTAAACAGATACAGATACAGAATAAGAATATATCGTCGGTGACACCGACAACATCGCGATTCGACGACTTCTGGTCTGCTTGGCCTTCGTCAAAAAGAAAGGTGGCCCGCGCTGAGTGCGAGAAGAAGTGGTTCAAGTTAAACCTCGACAAGGTGGCCGACAGCATCATTGCAAGCGTAAGCAAACTGAAGAACACCGAGCAGTGGACAACAGGGTTTGATCCTGCGCCACTGACTTACATCAACCAGCGCCGCTGGGAAGATGATGCAGGTGAAGCGCCAGCAGGCCGGAGGGTGATATGACTCAAGATGAAATTATGAAGATGGCGAGGGAGGCGGGGCTTCATATTGCAACCGATGTGAATTGGATGCCCATCATTAGTCTTGGATACGCTGAGAGGTTTGCCAACCTAGTAGCACAGCATGAGCGTGAGGCGTGTGCCAAGGCGTGTTATGAAGAAGCAAACAAGCACCCAATTGGACTAGATTCATGGTTGGCATCAACACATTGCGCACAAGCCATTGAAGCAAGGGGACAAGCATGACCCCAGCCGAACGCTTTGTTTCGCGTCTAGGCAAGGTCAGGGGCCGTAACGGTTCATGGACTGCTCAGTGCCCAGCACATGAGGACAAGTCACCATCGCTGTCAGTTCGGGAAACTGAAGATGGCCGCGTGCTGGTGCATTGTTTTGGTGGATGCGCGGTGCATGATGTGGTTGGCGCAGTCGGCATGGAAATGAACGACCTGTTTCCACCAGAAGATAAAAAGCGCGACTGGAACGATACAGGCAAGCCCAAGGTCAAGCCAGCGTTCTACGCCAGCGACCTATTGCGGATTGCGTCGTTCGAGTGTCTTGTGGTGATGCTTGCGGCATATGACATGGCAAAGGGCAAACAACTCAGCAATGAGGACATGGAGCGATTAAAAGTGGCACAACAGCGAATTGAGGAGGTAGTGGTATATGCAGGTGTCTGAGATACAAAAACGGGCCAAGGAATTAGACGAGGCGCGTCGCATTCGGATTGTCAAGCCTGATGAGGTTGACTTCGAGAAGTACATCAAGGCCAACGATGTCGGCCAGAAGGTGCGCGGCGCAATGGAATTTTTAGAGGAGGTGCGCGAAGACTTCATCAACCCGAAGGAGGAGCCGCATCAAACAATGCCGTGGCCGAAGACGCATCAAGGCTTTGGGTTCCGCGCAGGCGAGGTGACGCTGTACGCTGGCGGCAACGGCGGCGGCAAGTCAATGGTCACTGGGCAGATTGCATTGCACCTAATCAAGCAGGGCCAGCGTGTGATGATTGCATCGTTTGAGATGAAGCCCAAGCGCACACTGACTCGTATGCTTCGACAGTTTGCGGGTGAGAACATTTACAGCCCGATGTTTGTAAACAAGCAAAAGTATTTTATGGACTTGGTCACAAGGTTGCAGGACTTCTCTCACGGCAAGTTGTGGCTGTATGACCAGCAGGGCACGGTCACATCACAGCAGGTGATTGCGGTGGCTCGATACAGCGCCGTCGAGTTGGGTGTGCAACACATCTTCATTGACTCGCTGATGAAGTGTGTGTCTGGTGAAGACGACTACAACGCACAGAAGATGTTTGTCGATGAGTTGACATCGCTGGCGCGTGATCACAATGTTCACATCCATTTGATCCATCACATTCGCAAGTTGGCAAGCGAAGAGATTCAGCCAAACAAAAACGACATCAAAGGGTCTGGCGCAATCAGTGACCAAGTTGACAATGTGTTGATGGTTTGGCGCAATAAAAAGAAAGAGCATCAAGCGCAGAACGGGCCAGTCGATCCGATGATCCCTGACGCTATGTTGATGTGCGAGAAGCAAAGAAACGGCGAAGCCGAAGACTGGTACTCGCTTTGGTATCACAAAGACAGCCAGCAGTTTGTTGAGTACGACAACAGCGTGCCTATGTCTTTTGACAATGGTGGAAGATTTTGAATGACGAGGAAGAAAAAAGAGCAAGAGACCGTGAGCATATGCACCGCTGTCTCGTTCGGGAGGTCATCAAGATGCGCATTAAAGATCGTGATGGTGCATACCGTTG